ACCACAACAACTTTGAAATGAAAACTTAAGAACCCAAACCCCAGAACCCTAACAAAATTAGCGAATGGAACCTGAATGAAGAAACCAAGTTCAGAGTTCCCCCCACCGCTAGACGGGCCCAGATCTAGGAGCCTGACTAGTGGACAACCGACAAAACTAGATCGATCACCCTACCAAGGAGCACCCCAGTGTAAGTCGCCCATTGGCTCACTGTATTGGCATATAGGTACTTTATAAGAGTACAAGAGACTGTTGCCCAGATACATAGTCACCCTATAATGAGCGCCTCAAGGACCCTCTTTGAAGAAGTGTTATACCAGAACGTGAAGTTCACACACCCGACCGCCCACATCATAGATGTTGGGGCCCACCCACATGGTAGAATGTTGCGCCAGAACGTACACAAAATGTCTCCTAAAGCTATACCCACAGATTACTTCAGAACTGCCCCATCCGAGGGGTGCATCTGTTTAGCCAGAGATTGTACACACATTCCATCAGACTCAGTCGGAGTGAGCGTTCACAGCGCGTATTACCTTAAACCTGACGATTACCACAACCTCTTTGAGCGTGGCATGAAGGCACTCTACATCCTGTACCATCCCCAAAACTCCAGAAAGATCACCTACTTCAACGAATACTAGTCTCTTTTAGATGCTTAGGACTAAATTGAAATGGGCCCAATCGATGGCACTTATCACTATAGAAATCCCAGATTTACAGCACAGCCTTTCAGAATAGGCACCTGGGTCTATAGGTTCTCACCCTGTAATCAAGAAGATTTGAAATTCCCAAAGGATTTCAACACGGCCTGCGTAGTACTCACCAGGGAGACCGGAATGCTCCAACCTTTAGTGGACTAACTATTCACCAGATGTTGCCGCCAAAACGGTCTTCATGTTGTGGAAATGCATGACTCATTCTTGGTTGGCAGAACAGGATTGACAGTAGAAATACCTAGTGCCACCATCAATGTCCCAGCAACTAAGCTGCTTGGTAAGCCTATGACCGCTGACCTACTCAACACAATCACCAATGTGTTTTCACAAGAACTCAGATAGATTTCCGTGCCCATTGAGATATTCCCCATGCTGGTTGCCTCGGGAGTGTAGGCCGCACAGGAAGCCGTTTTGGCCACTGAGGATGCCGTGAAGAGACTTGCTGACAAGAAACCAGCCATGACTAGGTACAACAAGGCACTTACTCTTACCCCCAGCTTAACCACCTTCTCATTTGTTCCATTAACATTACTCCTAGTTAGCTTCATAGCTGCCTCGTGGAACAAAGTGACTCTCTCACTATGGTTGTTGGTAAATAGTCTCTACCCCACCCCAAGATATTCCAACTTTTTGCTCCTTGAGCTAATACCCATGATAATTGCTTGGACCATTCTTAAACCTAGATATGATGCCTACTTCAATGAAACATACACTTGGCCCCAGGTTTAGAAGATGATTAAAGAATTCATACATTCTGGAATCACTCGTCTAGATCTTTTACGCACTTCTGTCGTGAAGGAGTGGCGTAGGGCCAAGGGTGTCTATAGGCACACAATAGGACCTTAACGAAGGGCCAAACCCTAAGTCAAAGCCACTGCCACGTTAGTTATCAATGATGTGGGAGTACCCAAAGAAGGCAAACCTATCAACTACAAGTACCAGATTGACACTCGTCCCATGATTCTCCCAGATAAGAACTTCGACACGCTTGTTGGTACAGTTATGAGATAGATAGGCCAGACCACCCCCCCTACCTTGACTTTGACTAAGGTTAAACCTCTCATTCAAGTTATGATTGAGAAGTTTGGTATTAAACCCGTGGAGTTCCCCGAAAGAGAAGAACTGACCAGATAATGGATTGCCCATTATCCTCCTGCCAGACGTGCTGTTATCCAAGCAGCCTACGATGAAATGTTACTGGATGTTGAAGCTAGAGGCCACATGACAGCTGAGTTGAAGTTCAAACACTTCTAGAAATAGGAGAAGTTATACGGATACCTCGGTTATGATGGACTCGTTGATAAGGCAGCCAGGGCCATTAACGGACATGCCACTGAATCGGCAATGATCAAGTATGTCCCATACATGTGGTACCTCACCCACCACGTGGCCGACATCTTCAACGGTAAAGAAGTGCACATTAGAAGCAGGAAGGGTCAACTCATCAATTGGAAGGCCATGTACACTTGTGGTAGAACCGGAGAGCAAATAGGAGCTTTCGTAGCTGAGTGTGGTTTAACCACTCATAACTGGATTGAAACTGACAAATCTACTTTTGATGCTTCATAATCTGCTTTGTCACACTACATAGAGTGGGAATTCTACCGCGCCTTCGGTGTGCCCGAGGACGTTATAGAGTTCATGACTAAGACCCAGTTTAAGATGGTAGCCAAATTCGGTGAAGCTAGTTACTATAGCATTCCCCATACCAGGTAATCGGGCGTTGGAAATACGTCCGTAGGTAACTCCCTCTTGTCTATACTAACTGAAATGGATATCTTAATGGACACTGAGGCTACGTGCGCCTGCACTGTTTTTCTTGGCGACGACACCCTCACAGGCGTCAATCGACCCTTACCCCAGGACTTCAAGGAAGCCGTCATTCAAAAGGGTAAAGACTACGGTTACACGATTAAACCCGTATTCCCGTAGAGTTTAGCCCATGCGAGTTATTGCTCCGGGAGGTTCATGCCCTGTAAGGATACAGGAGTTGAAGAAGGCCTAGACAGCCTTATACTGACAAGGTCAGTTGGTCGCACCATAGCTGGTATGGGAATGTGTTAGAAAACACAAACCAGCTATAGACAGTTGCAGTAATGGTGGAAGGACCAAGTCACCACTCTTTTCTGGAATTATAGACACTTACCCTACTTCGCCAAGTATTAAATGGGAATCCCAGACTATGGTGAGTATGAATTGGCTAGCAAATCATAATTGATTTCTCCTGATCTTCCCAGGCTACGTTAGTGGTTTGCCGAGGTCTATGAGGTCAGTTTTGATGCTTTTGAAACTGAGATGTAAAGGTTTATTGAAGTAATAACAAGCTCTGAAGAACAAGTTGTTGTAGCTATGTAGGAATTCCCAACCCTGAACGTCATTCTAGACACTGACGTCCCTATTAAAGCTACACCTCAACCCATATATTACTTACAAAATGCCAAATAAGTCGCAGAAGAAGAAGTCAAACAAGCCAAAGAGTAATCAACAGACTCAAAGAAGACCACAGACAGCAAAGCCCCACGTGTCGTAAAAGAAAGGAAACCCCTCAAGGGACAAGACCGTGCTGGCCCCATAAGCCGTAGGAAATGTGATCACAAATCGAACAACAGTGCCGCCCGTTAGGGTGACCCACACTGAGTTCGTTGCGTCGGTTAGCCAGGCCACGACAGGATATGCTTATGTGAACCCAGGAATTTCAGCATCCTTCCCTTGGTTGTCTTAGATTGCAGGAGGTTTCGACAAATTCAAAATTGTTGACCTTCGGTACCGATTTATACCCACTGTTGGTAGCAATACCACTGGTACGCTAACTTTTGGTTTCGACTACGACATTCTTGATGATTCCCCATCCACCCAGGCCCAGTTAATGAGTTACATGGGGGCGTAATAAGCTAATGTTTGGTTGCCTTAGGCAATCAAGTATTCTAGAAGAGGCGCCGCCAGAGTGACAGAATGGTACGTGTCTAGTAGCATCTTTGATCCGGATATGACCGAGTATCTTGAGTATTTTCCCGCCATACTTTATTGGATTGCTGGAAACTCAAGTGAAACGGCACTTGGGACAATATTTGTAGACTACACTATCGAGTTACTTAACCCTTAGGTTAA